TAACAATACAACAAGTTACAGTAGCTTCGCCACCGCCAAAGATTTATATGAACAGTCAGACTTGCGTGACGAGGTTAGGGGCTTCGTGGAAAGAGATTTTTATATTTCCTCTAACATTGAGATTAGGAGCGCAAGATGATTGAAACAATTCTTATTACAACTGCAGTACTATTAATTGTTGATTTGTTTCTGAGTGGAGTATTATAAAATGGTAGAGATATATAACTTCAGAGCTATAAGAGAAGATGTCCTTGATAAAAAGGGATTACTAACTATGGAAGATGAAGTAAGGGTTGACATGTTAGAGCGTGGTCTAAATCCTACATCTTCCAAAGATATAAAAGAGTTCTGGAATATAATATCAAAAGGAAAAATAGCAAATGAGCAACATACATAACGACGAAATATTAGAAAATATTTACGATACAGTCTATGAAGAACTTATTAAAGCTGGGCATCCACCCAGTGCGGCAGAATATGTTGGTCAAATCTTGGCAAGAAAAATATTTGATGAAGAAGATGTAACTTCTTTGGATTTATTTACTGCATGTAAGGATTATTGCGCCCAGAACTGGTGGAGTTTAAAGAAAGGAAAAGACGATGGGAAATCATAAACCATATTTAAGTCATGATGAAATAAGCTACAACATATCAGAGTATCTCTGTACAGTAGCTGGTGTAGATAGCATTACAGATATATCTTTAGATGAAATAAATAGTTACATGTCTGGCTTAGAAGATTTTTATAATAAAGAATCTAATGACGTATACAAAAATTCATGTGACGATTCGGACTGCTTCTGTCGCAAACAACTGGATTGGCCGGATAATATTCGAGATGGTTGTGAACGGGAAGCCGCCTATAATAGAGAAGCTAAGACTGCTCACAATCCCTTTTCTTCTGTAAGAAACATTGTGGGTTCTGCAGTCATGTCTACATTTAAGGGTACATAAAATGAAAAGTAAATTAAAAGTTATCCATGATATTATTAAAGGTAAAAATTCCCCAAACTTTAACAAGTTAAATAGAATAGGATGGATACTATTTCCTTCCCTGTGTATGTTAAAAGATAGACTTGTTGCTAAAAGAAAATATAAAAGAGATATTAAACTTGGTAAGGCTGTTATTAAAAACGGAATGAAACTTTATTACGAATAGGAGAAGGCTATGCCAGTAATTAAACCAACACATTCCCCAAGAATAGAGTATGTAACAAGAGAAGTAGATAATAAAAGAGTTAAGTGGGTTGAGAAATCCCTGTCTTCTTTATCCTCTTTAGAAGAAATAAAACAAATAAATCCCTTTACAGGTAAGCGTAACTGGTGTTATGATCACTATGTATGGGTCATAGAAAGTGTTCGTGATCCTAACTGTGCTAAACTTTCTAGGAGAAAGTAAATGGAACTAATGTTAATGAACGATGGGTTATATATACATACAGACACCACTAAAGAAGAGAACAATAATGAAAAAAAGAAGCACAGGCAGATACTAATAGATAGATTAGACGTTTTTAGTTTAGAAGATTTAATCTTTAAGTTTATTAATAAATTAAAAAAAGTACCTAACTCTCAGGCTATTCATGATTTATCAGAAGTAAATAATTGGCTTTATAATTATCAAATAGATTTAGGGGATGCAATAGAGCAACGTAAGCAGGAGAGTTTACTAGATAAACTTAAAGAATTACGCAATGAAATTCTTACAGGTGAGAAAGAAACTGCAGCAACTAATATAGGGAGTGGTGAATTTTCTTATATGAAAGAGCCTTATGATGTACATAAAGCAATCAGAATAAAACTAGATGATATAATAAATAATCATCAGTTTTTAACTGACTTTGGTTCAATTGAGGGAGGTAAGATGAACAGCTAATGGCTGTTACTGAGATAGAAGAAATAGTATTTAGATTAAAAGCAGTCCAAAGAGGTATTGAACAAATACCATTTAATTCTATGGAACAGGAACTCATATGGAGGAGTATATATGAAGAGATAAAACAAATACAGGAAACATTAGAAGAAGATGAAGCATTTAAAACTGAAATAGTTATTAACTAAAGGAAGAAACTTATGCTAGAACATTTAACATCTACCAAAGATAGAAATATATTTTTCCCAGTATTTTCAGAACCTGTTCGTGGACTTTTTAGTGGTCTAGAAGCATCTAAGAAAAAGATGCTTACGACATGGACTTCAAAGGATGAGTATCGTGAAAACCTTTCAAAGAAATATCTGTCTGTCGTCAACGAAAATTACAGAGTTGTAGAGAATAAAGAAATTCTTCTACCTTTACAGGAGCAGATGGTAAATTACTTTGATCCCACAGTTCTAAAAGGAATAAAAATTAAGGATACAATCCTTAAAGATGGTGCGGTATGCTGGTCAGAGTATACCTTCCCAGATATTTCTCAGGAGATTACAGCAAAGAGTGGACACAAAACAAAGTTTAATCTTAGATATATTCTTAAGAATACCTTTGATGGAAGTGGCTCGGTCATGTTGTACAGTGGGGATATTGATACCTTCTGCACTAATGGAATGATCTCTGGATCATATGACATTACAAAGAAAAGGCATACAAAGAACTTCAATACAGAAGGTTTCCTAGATGCTTTTGATAAGACATTAGTGACCCATAAGCAACAGGTAGAGAAGTATCAGAAATGGGCTGACACGTTTATCTCTGCACCAAGAGTTAGGAAGCTGTTGGAAAATCTTACAAAATCTCCAATGCAAAAGAAGAAGAAACATACACTCTCTGACAGACTGTATCGCCAGTTTGCTGAAGAGGTAAAAACCAGAGGCCAGACTGTCTTTGCTTTGACCTCTGCAATGAGTGCCTATGCTTCCCATAACTCACCCCGTTTCCCTGTTTCCAAGGCAGGTGATGCAGGAACTTTGTTAAAGAGACAAGAAAGAGTTGGAGCATGGCTTAATTCTTATCACTTTAAAGCTATGCTAGAGCATGTCTAATGAAAAAGTATTTACTATGGGGAGTCTTTATGGCTCCCCTTTTTTTGTGTATGTCTGCTAAAGCTGGCATGCTAACCCTCCAAAAACAGATCACTTGTTTAACAGAGGCTATTTATTTTGAGGCTAGGGGTGAGAATTTTATTGGACAACTAGCAGTAGCTAATGTTATACTGAACAGAGTTCGGCATGTTAAATTTCCTAACACAGTATGTGACGTAGTACATGAAGGACGCTACTGGAAAGGTAATCCAGTCAGAAACAAGTGCCAATTTTCTTATTGGTGTGATGGTAAGTCAGAGAAAATGAAAGACAAGACTGCTTTAGAACAAGCTAAAAACATAGCAATCCTTTCCCTAGCTGGTGCTAGAATAGACAGGATGGAAAATGTTTTATACTATCACGCATCTTATATGCGACCCTACTGGATTTCTTATGTAGATAGGGTAGAGAAAATAGGAACCCATATATTTTACAGGAGTAAATAGGATGTCTAAAAATCTTTGGGATAAAGATAGAAAAGTTATTGTGCGTCAACTCATTAAAGAATATTTAGAAGAAGGCTATTCAATTAAGGAAGCAAAGAAGTATGCTAGTGAAGAAGCTAATGAAGTTATGGCAGATAAAATGTCTTTTGTAGAGAATATTCAAAATGAGGCATGGGAGAATGAGGATGGATAGATGGATGGTGCGTCTAAAGAATAAAAATCAAACAGCAAGTTGGAGATTTAATTCAAAAAGAAAAGCAGAAGACTTTTTAAATGATAGAAGAAAACTTGTGCAACACTTAGGATATGACCCCGATCAGGTGTACTTATTAGTTCCTGTAGAGAGAGTTCTTACGAACTCTACAGGGACTAATAAAAATAGGAGAGGAGTATGACTAGTCAATTTATTAAACACGTTGCTTGTGAAAATTGCGGATCATCTGATGGTAATGGTTTATATGATGATGGTCATCAGTATTGTTTTGTCTGTGAAACATTTATTTCTAATGAGGAAGGTGACGAAATGCCAGACACTGTAAAGAAGGCTCCCATACAGGGAGTATATACAAACATTTTATCTAAGGGAATTCTATCTGAAATTCCTGATAGGCGATTAACTTTATCTACTTGTAAGTCTTACGGAGTTACAGTTGAGCTAACTAATGAGGCTGTTACAAAACATATATATCCTTATTATAATGCTGAAGGACATCATGTAGGAAATAAAACTAGGGTAGTAGCAACAAAAGAATTTAGATCAGAAGGTAATATAAGTGATGGTGTTCTGTTTGGTCAGAACAAGTTTGATCCAACAGGAAAGTATATTACTGTTACAGAGGGAGAGCTAGACGCATTGGCATGTTACCAAATATTTGGTTCTAAATGGCCTTGTGTTTCAGTTAAGTCTGCTTCTTCAGCATTAGCAGACTGTAAGAAAAACTTTAAGTATTTAAATTCTTTTGATAATATTGTATTATGTTTTGATAATGATCTGGCAGGAAGAACTGCAGCCAATAAAGTTGCAGCTATTTTCGAGCCACATAAATGTAAGATTGTAAATCTTAAATCTTTTAAAGATGCAAGTGATTATCTAAAGGCTGGACAAAGGGAAGAGTTCATTCAGCTATGGTGGAATGCTACACCTTATACTCCTGCTGGTCTTATAAATCTAGGAACTCTTGGTTCTTCTTTATATGAAGAAAATTATTGTGAAACTGTGAGCTATCCTTGGACTGGACTTAATGAGAAAATCTATGGGATAAGAACTGGTGAGCTTGTTACCTTTACCAGTGGTACTGGGATGGGTAAGAGTAGTGTACTCAGAGAGTTAATGTATCACATTATGAAAAATACAGAGGATAACATAGGGATATTTGCTTTAGAGGAAAGCATAAAGAATACTGCATTTAATATCATGTCCGTAGAGGCTAACCAAAGATTATACATTAAGGAAATCAGAGATACATTTTCATTAGAACAGCTAAAGGAGTGGGAGAATAATACCATTGGAACGAATAGGTTTGTAGCCTTCGATCACTTTGGTTCTATGTCTAATGAAGATATCCTTGGGCTTGTCAGGTTTATGTCTAATGCACTGGACTGTAAGTGGGTAGTTCTTGACCATATATCAATGGTTATTTCTGGACAGCAGGACGGGGATGAAAGACGTAACATAGATAACTTGATGACTAACTTAAGAAAGATCGTCGAGGAGTGTAATATTTCTCTGCTTGTTGTGTCTCACCTCAGAAGGACATCTTCTGATAGAGGACATGAGGAAGGAAGAGAAGTATCTTTAGCCCACCTTAGAGGATCACAGAGCATAGCTCAACTGTCTGATGCTGTTATAGCCTTAGAACGTAACCAACAGTCTGAAGACCCAACAGAAGCGAACACTACAACCATAAGGATATTGAAAAATAGATATACAGGAGAGACAGGTATAGCTACCTACTTGTTTTATGATAAGGAAAGTGGTAGAATGTCAGAAATATCTAATCCTTTTGAAGGAGACAGCGATGAGGTGCATAGTTGACATAGAAACAAATGGACTAATTAAAGAAGCAACTACTGTGCATTGTATTGTAGCCGCAGATATAGATACAGGACAAAGCTATGTATTCAAACAGGCTGAATGCTATACAGCTTTTCCTGTATGGGCTAAACAAGTTCAGAAATTTATAATGCATAACGGTATTTCTTTTGATGCTCCAGTTGTCAACAAGCTTATAGGAAAAACAATTAATTTAAATTCTGTTACAGATACTCTTATTTTATCTCAACTTTATAATCCCACGAGAGAGGGTGGACATTCTCTAAAAGAGTGGGGTGATAAACTTTCTTTACCTAAAGAAGAGATAAATGATTTTTCTCAGTTTACTGAGGCGATGCTAGATTACTGTAAGCAGGATATAAACATAACATATAAATTGTACAAACAATTAGAAGCTGAAGGAAGAAACTTTTCTTCTCGCTCTGTAAAATTAGAACACGCAATCAGGGCTGCTATTGATGTTCAAGAAAGTAATGGCTTTGCTTTAGACATGCCTTACGCAATGACTTTGCAGGGTAAATTTGAGGACGAGTCAGATCAAATACAAAGAGAACTTCAAGAAATTTTTGAACCTATAGTAACTATTAGACATCACAAAACATCTGGTAAGAGATTGTCTGATCATGTAGAGGTTTTTAACCCTGCTTCAAGAAAACAAATTGCTGAAAGGCTGATGGCTAAAGGATGGAATCCTAAACATAAAACAGAAAAAGGAAATATAATTGTTGACGAATCTGTTTTAGAAAAAATAGATATGCCAGAAGCTAAAGCTATAACAAGATATTTACTTTTACAAAAGAGGTCTAGTCAGATCAAGTCTTGGATAGAGGCGGCAGGTGAAGATGGCAGGGTTCATGGTAGAGTTCTAACTTTAAAAACTGTGACGGGTAGGATGGCACACTACGCCCCTAACATGGCTCAAGTACCAGCTTCTTATTCTCCCTACGGGGAAGAGTGTAGAAATTGTTGGACTGTCTCTAATAAAGATACCCACACACTTGTAGGTACTGATGCTTCTGGGTTAGAGCTTAGAGCTTTAGCTCACTATATGAATAACGATTCCTTTGTTAAGGAAATACTTGAAGGAGATATTCATACAGCAAACCAAAAGATGGCTGGTCTACCAGACAGGGCTAGTGCAAAGACATTTATCTATGCATTACTTTATGGTGCAGGGCCAGCCAAGATAGGATCAATCATTGGAGGAAGTGCTGGTACAGGTAAAAAACTTATTGATACATACCTTTCCAACTTACCCACACTAAAACTTCTTCGTAATCAGGTACAGGAAGCATCAATGAAAGGCAAGATCAAAGGTCTGGATGGTAGATACCACCACACAAGATCACCACATAGCTCATTGAATACCTTGATCCAAGGAGCAGGAGCTATTATATGTAAGGATTGGTTGTTGCGTATCCTAGATGGTATTAATAAACTAGGCTTAGATGCTAAACTTGTTGCATCCATACATGACGAATATCAATTTGAAGTGTCAAAGAAAGACGCAGAAAGATTTGGACAACTAACAGGAGATGCTATGAAAATGACAGCACAGGAATTAGAAATGAAGTGTCCTCTAGACAGTGAGTTTAAGGTAGGTGAGACATGGGCAACAACACATTAATTAACTTTACAGATAAAGAAGTTGATTGGGCAATAGATATGGGACAACAAAGACATGGAGCAAAGCATACCTCGTTCAGGGAGAAAACCAGAATGGGTAATGTAAGTAAAGTCTTTGGAGGTTCCCACATCTTAGGTGTGCTTGGAGAATTAGCTTATGAAAAACATACAGGAATTCAAATGGATAGAAATATTTATTCTGTCAGAGATGAGGGCTATGACTTTAAGACATCTAAAAATTCAGGTAAGAACTTTAAGATTGATATTAAAACTATAACATATAATGGAGAAGGAGAAAAGGAACTAAAGGTTAAGGTTAGTGAGTACACAAAAAAGATACCAGATGAATATGTTTTAATTTATATAGATAAGGACAACCTAAAAGAGGCAACTATCTTAGGTTGTATTAGCAGGTCTGATTTTGAAAAGAATAAAAAGGAGAAACAGTACAGAAGCGACTACCCCTCGACGTACTATGTTGGAGAATCTTTACTGTGTCCTATAAAAAGTTCTTGACTTTAAATATGGCCTATGCTACCATACACTTTCAATTAACTTAAAGGAGAAAATATATGAAGACAACTTCCAGTAAAGTTCTACAAGCTCTGAAGAAAGGTATGAGGGTAACACGCCGAACCGCTATTGAAAGGGGTTGGTGTGAAAATCTTACTGCTGTGATCTCAGTGCTTAGAAGTCAAGGTTATAATATTTTAACCAAGACTGCCTCAACTCCAGAAGGAAATCGGTATACTTACTATCGCCTTGCAGCTTAACTCTATTCAATCTGAAGAACGAACTCTAGTGAGTTCTTCAGATATGAATAGTAGGAACTTATTCTAACCGTAACTATAAGGAGTATTTAAATTATGGCAGTTATTTCAGGAACAGCTTACTGGGCTAGTATAGCCAGCCCTAACACAACCTTTGACGAGGATGGTGTTTGGACAGTTGATGTATGTCAATTAGATGCGTCAACTAAGAAGTTTGTAAAGGGTATTGGTCTTCCCATCAAGAACAAAGGGGATGACCGTGAGGATTTTGTGACGGTGAAACGTAAGGTTCGTCGCAAAGGTGGAGGCGTAAACCGTTCTCCAAACTTGGTAGACTCTGAACTAAAACCAATGTACAATACTCTCATTGGTAACGGCTCAAAGGTAAATGTACGTTTCAACACCTATGAGTGGGAGTTTGGAGGTAAATCAGGTACAAGTGCTGATCTTGTGGGGGTACAGGTAGTTGAACTTGTACCTTATGGCACTGATGGTACTGCTGAAGAAAAGGCTTTTGAGGCAGTATCAGGTGGGTACTCTTCTTCTGAAGAAGATATCCCTTTTCCCTCTAACTAAACTAGAAGGGGTCGAGGTAGCTATGCCAGTCCTACCTCGACCCTACTTTTTATAGGGGAATAAAATATGAAAAAAATAGATACCTTAGTAGAAGATATATATGATCTCTTTACCGATGCGTCCTCTGTTGATAAAGACGATCTAAAATTATCTGCTAGACAGCTATCAAGAGCTATAACAAATCATGTTGTAAACAGGTTACTTGAAAGTAAACAACCTAAAAGGAAAAGAACCTTAAGGATGTCTCAGGTGGGTAAACCTCTGAGGCAACTCTGGTATGATTTAAAGGAATATCCTGTTAATGAAAAACCTTTACCTCATAATCAGATTAAATTTCTGTACGGAAATATTCTTGAAGAGCTTTTACTTTTCTTAGCTAAAGCTGCTGGTCATACTGTTGAGGAGGAACAAAAGAAAGTTGAACTGGACGGTGTAAGAGGACATAAGGATTGTCGTATTGATGGCGTAACAGTAGATGTAAAGAGTGCTTCTTCTTATTCCTTTAAAAAGTTTGAGAGCAACACAGTGGGACAGGATGATCCCTTTGGATATATCTCACAACTTTCAGGCTATGCACAAGCAGAAGGAGATAGGGAAGCTGCTTTCCTAGCTATTGATAAACAGAATGGGAAGCTGGCTCTTTCACCTCTACATGAACTTGAATTTGATAATGTATCTCAAAGGATAGGAAAAATTAGAAAGGCTTTGGATTCCGATATCCCACCTGAGAGATGCTATTCAGATGTACCAGAAGGTAAAACAGGAAACAGAAAGCTTAGTATTGGTTGTAGTTATTGCCCTTATAAATTCTTTTGTTGGAGTGATATAAATGAGGGTAGAGGTTTAAGAACATTCCGTTATGCAAATGGTCCTAGATTCTTTACAAGGATTGTTAAACAGCCTAACGTAGAAGAAATTCCTTCTGGAATGACAAATGAAAACTAAGTATAAATCTCAGCTAGAGGTTGATACAGCAAAACATCTTAAAGAAAATAAGATGAAAGCACGTTACGAAAAGAAACGACTCCCCTATCTTTGGGTAGAGGAGAAGCATTATATACCAGACTTCTTTCTATCTAATGGGGTGATACTGGAATGTAAAGGAAGGTTCACTCTTGCAGATAGAAAGAAGATGCTGTTCATTAAAGAGCAGTATCCAGACATGGACATCAGGTTTGTCTTCTCTAATCCAAAACAGAAGCTTTGGAAAAAAGGAAAGATGACCTACGGTAGGTGGTGTGAGAAGAACGGATATCTATATTGTAAAGCAGCAGAAGGAATTCCTGCAGACTGGTTACAGTAGGATGTCTGTAACAAAGAAAATTGCATCCCAAACCCTAACCCCTAGAGAAACAGTTGCCACCCCAGAATCATTTTTATTTATGTCTGTTATTCTTCAGGCTCTTCTTGATGCGATAACAGAAGAAAGTCTTATTCCAGATAAAAGAAAATCTTTAAATAAAGAAAGAGCACTGGCTTGGTTCTATGCAAGCATTGGTGTAACAGCTTCTGACTTTGAAGAAGTATGTGACCTAGCAAACATTGACCCAACACAAATGAAAACTTTTGCACTTGATGTAATCACTTCAAATAATAAAAAACATATGAGAGAAAAAATTAATTTATTATTTTCTCGCCGCACACAGTAACAACTTAGAGGAAGGCACAACCATGAAACCATTAGATAAGCAGGTTGGAGGAGAACATTATAGAAGTTGTAAGATACAACCAGTAGAATATATTTATGCAAACAACCTTGACTATTTTGAGGGTAATGTGATAAAATATATAACCCGTCACAGAATGAAAGGTGATGGAGCCGCAGACATCAAAAAAGTTATTCACTACGCAGAATTAATTCTACAATTAGCTTACAACGAGAAGCCAGAGGGGGGAGTTGATGTTTAAATCCAATAAAAATCCACAGTTCCGATCCAAATTTTCAGAAGATATATTTAATACAAAGTACTATCATGCAGGTGCTGAGACTATGTATGAACTGGCAGCAACTCTGGTTGAGGATGTGTGTCAGGACAAGATGACTACCTCAGAAAAGACAGAGCTTACAAATCATATAGCAGAATTAAGATTTATTCCGGGGGGTAGGTATTTATATTACGCAGGAAGAGAGAAGAAGTTTTTTAATAATTGTTATCTCTTAAAATGTGAGGAAGACACCAGAGAAGATTGGGCTAATCTTTCTTGGAAGGCTGAATCCTGTCTGATGACAGGTGGTGGAATAGGTTCTGACTACTCAGTGTACAGAGCAGAAGGTAAAGGACTTGGAGGAACAGGTGGTATTGCTTCTGGACCTATTCCTAAAATACAAATGATAAATGAAATTGGCAGAAGAGTTATGCAGGGAGGTAGTAGAAGGTCTGCAATTTATGCAAGTCTGAACTGGAAGCATGAGGATATATATAAATTTCTTTCTTCCAAAAACTGGAAGGATATGCCGATAGGGAATACAGGACAGACTTTGTTTGATGTTAAACAAGATGACTTTAATTTTCCTGCCCCCTTAGACATGACAAATGTAAGTGTTAATTATGACACAGAATGGTTATTAAACTTTTGGAAAACAGGAGAGGTAGGAGATGTCTTTAGGACAAATATACGTCAGGCTTTGTCAACAGCAGAACCGGGCTTTAGTTTCAATTTCTTCGACAAGGAAAAAGAAACGCTACGAAATGCTTGTACAGAAGTTACGTCAGAAGATGATTCAGATGTGTGCAATTTGGGAAGTCTTAATTTTGCTAGGATTGATGATCTTAATCAGCTTAGAGACGTGGTAGAATTAGCTACAAAGTTTCTTCTTTGCGGTACACTCAGAGCACAACTACCATATGATAAAGTTTATGAAGTAAGAGAAAAGAATAGAAGGCTTGGTCTAGGATTGATGGGTCTGCATGAGTGGTTGATACAAAGAAATAGCAAGTATGAAACTACAGAAGAGATGCACCGTTGGTTGAAAGTTTATGAGGCAGAGTCTGATAGGATTTCTGATTCCTTTGCAGATGAATTAGGAATTTCCAGACCTGTAGCTAAACGTGCAGTAGCACCTACAGGAACAATAGGTATTATTGCTGGTACATCTACTGGGGTTGAACCTATCTTTGCTGTCTCTTATAAAAGAAGATACCTGAAAAATAGAAGGTGGCATTACCAGTATGTTGTAGATAGTGCGGCTCAAGAAATGATTGACTTGTATGGAACAGACCCCAACAAAATAGAATCAGCAATGGACTTGGCTACAGATTATGAAAGAAGATTATCTTTCCAAGCTAACATACAGGAATATGTGGACATGAGTATTTCAAGTACAATCAATCTCCCACCGTGGGATACTAAAGAAAATAATGAAGATTTAGTAGAGCCTTTTGCTCAGACACTAGCTAGGTATGCTCATAGACTTAGAGGATTTACCTGTTTTCCTGATGGAAGCAGAGGCGGACAGCCTCTAACCGTTGTGTCTTATAAAGAGGCAGTAGATAAACTTGGTGAAGAATTTGAAGATAACATACAGGCTCATGATATTTGTGAGATCACTGGTTCAGGTGGGGTATGTGGAGTTTAGCTCTTGTAGCTCAACTGGATAGAGCGACAGACTTCTAATCTGTAGGTTGTGGGTTCAAGTCCTTCCAAGAGCACCAATATTTTTTGTTGACAGTAGAGAGAAAATATGAGATAATAAATAAATCAAGGCTTGGTCTGTGCCTCCCGACTACTCCTATTAACTAGGGTAGCGAGAAGAAATCGGGCTACAGACTATCCTTGGAAATGCCTTGTTGGGTTTCCAAAACATCTTGCGAAAGGAGATAAAATGTTTACTGCTCACACACTGAATCACAGTATAGGATTAACAAAGTTTATGGACGATCTGCAGCATATGCAGTCTCTTCCAGAAAAAAATAAAGTGTTTCCCCCTCATAGGATTGTAGCAACTGGTGGAAATAATGAAGCAGGGGAATTTAATATGTATATATTAACTCTTGCATTAGCTGGATATTATAAAGATAATATTTCTGTTAAATTAATTGAAGA